CCAGCGTTCAAGAGATTGGCGCAAAGCTCTGGAATGAATGTGCAGGTAAACCAGACCGTCAAGAAGATGGGTAAGGACATGAAGCCCGTGTTTATGTATTCAATGGAGTTCTGATATGCCAGCCGTAGTCGTTGTTGCCGAAATTGTTATTGCCGACCTTGTTGCCTCCGCAGCGACCGAGTTTGTTGCTGCCGCAGTCGCAGACACAATTCTTGCCGATGTTGTGGGCACAACTGTTGCCACCTCAATTGGAACCGGAGCAATCGGCGGCGCTGTCGCTGGTGGCATAGGAGCAGCCGCAACGGGCGGCGATGTGCTGAAAGGCATGGGCAAAGGCGCTCTTGGTGGCGCTGTTGCCGGTGGCGTGACCTCTGGCTTGACCGGCTCAGTCGGTACCTTGGACACGGAGTCGGGTGAGATGTTTGGCGCATCTGGCTTAAAAGGATTAACCGGCTCTGAGGCTGGCGGCAAAGCTCTAGCAAAAGCTGCTGGTAGCACGGCTAGCGGCTTGGCAACCGGCAAAGATTTGAAAACTGCGGCAGTTGGCGGTTTGATTTCAGGCGGGGCAGATTATTTATATGGCCAACCGTCAGCAGATGCAACAAGCACCGACAAGGCCGCGCTCAATATTGAGAAAGGTTTGACCTCTGCTGCATTGAACAACATCTTCAATCAGCCAGCCTCGTATCAACCGAATCAGCCGTCACCCACATCCACATTTGGCACAAGTAACACAAACATTGCTGGTGGCGGCTCTGATGTTGGTTCTGCTGCGCTTGGTCAAGCATTGCGCATTGGCGATGCTGGCAGTCCTGTTTTTGGTAGCGGCGAAAAAGAAGGCGAGAAACAATCTGGCTGGAACGTAGAGTCGCTGCGCTATATGGGTCAGGAGGATAACGCATGAGTAAACAAATCGCAAAGCTGCTTAAAGCAGACCTTAATGAAACCGGAGATTTGAAGGCTCTTGCCAAGATGCTTCAAACCAAAGGTCGAGGCAATGACACCATTCTTGCTCACATCACTCAACGCGAAGCAGAAATTCTGAAAGCGGCGGGTGGCTCTGGCACGATTAACCCGCATACGGGTTTGCCTGAGTTTGATGATTACTACGGTGACACGGGCAGCGCACAAACTTACGCTATTCCTGAAACCCCACAGCCAGAAGCCGTTCCTCTTCCACCGGTAGACACTTCATACATTCCCGCGTCTGCTGACAATCAAGCGTCGCCCGGAAATAACGTAGTAGGGTATGGAACTCCAGAGCAGGTAGTGCAAGCGAATAATTCAATGCCGCTTCAAAGCAGAGGTGCTGACTTACAACCAGAAAACTTTTTTCGTCTAGATACAGATTTGCCAGATGCTGATTACAAATCGACTGGTGGGGCTTCTACTCCACCTCCTAATAAAACGCCAGACAAAGACTCGGACAAGCCTTGGTACAACAAACTCTCGACTGACCAAATGATTCGTCTTGGTTTAATGGGCGGTCTTGGCTTGTATGGCGCACAGCAATCCAAAAAGGCGGCGCAGCAAGGTCAGCAAAGAGCTGAAGAAATGAGGCAGCTTGGCGCTCCGTATCAGCAGAAGGGCGCTGAATTGCAACGCGCTGCCGCAGCCGGTGAGTTGACTCCAGCCAGTCAGCAAGCTTTGCAAGCCCTGCAAGCGCGTTTGGCTCAAGGTGTTGAGCAGCGTGGAGGTGTGGGTGCTGCACAAGACGCTGCAGTGTATGAAGCCTCTCGACAGAACATGCTGAAAAACGAATATGAGTTAGGCCTGAAAGTTTCTCAAATTGGCGACAGCATTGCTCTTGGCGCAATTCGCACCGGTCAGCAAGCTGACCAATACTTGAACCAAATCAACACCAACTTCTATACACAGTTGGCAGCGATTGGCGCTGGCGTTTCTTTTAAGGCGACCTAAGACATGGCAGAAAACACCCAAATCGCAGCGTTAACCAAACAGCCCAAAACGTTTACTCTTCCACCTCCCCCGGAGCTTGGGGGCATTATCAAGCAAATTGGTGGAGTGCCGGGTGTTCCTTACACGCCTCCAACGGATTACGCTGAAGAAAGAAAAAAATTTAAAACTTCGACGGATGTTTCCACGCGAGAAGCGGAGCTTTTGCAGAGACAAGACCAATTAGACAAAGAAATTGGCGCTGTTAAACAGGCAGTAGATCAGTACCGCGCTGAAGCAGGTGCAAGCATCGCAACTCAAAAAAGAGAAGAGGCTGAACAGACTGAGTCCAATTTGGACGCTATTCGCAAAAAATTCCCTTATGAAGCGTTCCACCCAACCAAAGACAACATTCAAGACCTTGCCACGCTGTTCAGTCTCATTGGCGTAATTGGTGTTGCTATGGGTGGTAGCGGCAAACAATCCGCAATGATGTCTTTAAACGCCATGTCTGGCATGATGAAAGGCTGGCAGCAAGGTCGTGCTGACCTGTGGAAAAAAGAAAAAGAAGAATTTGACAAGAATATGCAGCGCACCAAGGCAATTCTTGAAGACGCTTACAGGGATGCTGACCGCGCACGCAAACTTCAGGCAGACAGAGCTGAAGAGGCAAACGCGCTGGTAGAGCAATCCGCAGCCAAACTAGGCGGTCAAATTGGCAAACAAATCCTTGAAAAGCAAGGAATTCAAAATTATTTTAAATTCATTGATGAAATAAAAAGAGATTTGACTAATATCGAGGATTGGGAGCGCCGTAAGCAATTAGCAAGAGAACAACAAGAGGCGGCAGACCGCCGTCAACAAGCAGGTTTTGCTCACGCAGAAAGAATGCAGGAAAGGTCTTTCAGGCACGCTGAAGCGATGGTTCAGATTAGAAAAGGTTTACAAGGCAAGGCTCTTGCAGCAGACAAGTTAGAAAAGCTAGATGGCTTACATTCAATGGAAGTCGGATTGAAAAAACTTAAGGATGACTTCAAACCAGAATACGCAAGTTTGGGCTTTTTAGGTTTTGGTGCAGATATGTCTTTGGAAGCCAAACGTAGGCTTGGTAACGAGGAAGGAAGGAAAGCTGTTTCTTGGTGGTCAAGATATGACCAGCTACAGGCACCAAATCGTCATACTCTGTTCGGTGCAACCTTAACCGGAAATGAGTTAAAAAACTATCGCGACTTTACAGCTAAGAAAAGCGATGCTGCTGACATTATTAAAGACAAATTGAACGATCAAATCAACTATACAAGAGACCTATACAAATCTAGACGTAATGCTTTTGAATCTGCTGGTTACACAGTAGATCAGCTATCCCCAAGAAAAATAGATTATGAAAAGTCAACAAAGGGCGCACCTGAACCTGCTGTTAAGTTTTTGATAGATAACCCAACGGAACAAAACAAAAAGTTTTTTGAAGAAAAGTACGGTTATTTGCCATAGGGAATGTTATGAAAGAAGATAACCCATTTAACAGGTTTGATTCAAAACCATCTTCTGATTCAAAAAATCCTTTTGACCAGTTTGATGCGCCTAGTGATGTTTCTCAAGCCGCTCCTGCGGCTCCTAAAGAGCGCGGTACTTACGAAAAAACCAAAGAGGGTTTTTTGGAAGTATTGCCTAAAAATTCACACTTGTTTCTTGGCCCTATGGTTGTTGGTGGTGTGGGGGAATTGCTTAAGGGTGGTGGCGCAGCTATTGAACTTGTTGCCCCCGAAACTGGCAAAAAAGTTAGAGAATATGGTCGAGGCATTGTCGGTGCTGTAAATGAAAGGTATCCGATTTCTGGAACCATTGGCGAAATTGGTTCGTATGCTTTGCCTTATGGATTAGCAACAAAAGGCATACAAGCTTTGCGTGGCGCACCTGCCGTATCTACTCTTGGCAGGGCTGCTGAAGCTGGTGGCGCAGGTGGTGCGGTTGGATATGCCACTACTGGCGGTGACCAATCAGAAAGAATCTTATCTGGAGCATTAGGCTCTGCTTTAGGTTCTGGAACTACATTAAGTTTTGCCGCCGCCCAAAAGGGTTATGCCTATGTTGCAGACTTGGCTAAAAAAGCATTTGCTGGAGATGCCAAAAAAGCCGCAAAGGCTTTGCGTGATTATGGTTCTAGAAGAACTGGTGCAGAAAGAAAAGCCGCCGAAGAAGCCGCCAAACAAGCCGAACAGACGGCTAGAATTGCTGAGACTGCCGAGCAGAAGGCTATGCGTCAACAAGAATTGGCATACCGTGATTTGCCCGGCACAAAGACGGAGAAAGAAGCTGGTCGTTTCAAGCCCATTCCAACGTCAGAACAAGCCATTGGTGACCGTATTCGTGGCTATGTTGATAAGGTTTTTAATGATTTAAAAGCGGTTCGTTCCAAGAACGCTGAGACATTGAAATCGGAAGCATTTGACTTAGCCAAGGCGAGAGAGCAACAAGGTGTCATGCCAAAAGATACAGGAGCCTTTAGAAAAGGCATGGCTGAATTAGATTCTATGATTGATACTGCAACACTTTCTGACATCAAAGCTCCCTTGCAAAGAGTCAGAAACGCTCTTGACCCAGTAAAAGGCAAGCCCGTAAGTTTTGAAGGTCTAGAGCAATTAAGACGTTTTCTGCGTGACCGTTCTTATGGTTTACCCGCAGAAGGATTTGATGCTATTGGTCAGCAACAAGCTGGTCAACTTGCAAAAATTGTGGAGTCTATTCAAAGAGAATTTACATCTGCTTATCCAACTTTAACGGCTGCTGTTAAAGGTGACAAGAGTTCTGCATTTGATAAATTTTTAGCACAATATCGCAAAGATTCAGAACCTTTGCAAGTATTTAGAACTAAAACAGGAAAACTCTTTGAGGAGCAGTTGCCTGGTGTAGAAGGCTATGCAAAGGTGTCATCAAAGAAAATTCCAAGCAAAGTATTTGCTGATAGGGAATCCTACCAAGGCTTGATTGAGGCTGTGGGTGGCAACAGGGCATTTGCTGAAAACGAAGCCCGTAAGTATTTTGCTGGTCAGATGGAGAAACTGGCTGGTGACCCTAAAGAGTTAGAATTATTTATTAGGAACAACCGAACCATGCTCAACCTAACTAATGCGAGGGACATGGTTGAGGCTTATGCTGCTAGGGCTAGGATTGCTGCACAAAGAGGCGTTGCGGCTGGCGAAAGAGCAGCACAGGCTACTGAGGCACAAAAAACTGCCGCAACTCAATCTGAAAAATACAAGTCATTGAATCTTGAATTTAGGTCTGCTACTAAACCACAAGAAGTTGCTTCTGCAAATCAGAAGTTTGCTCAGCAGTTATTGGACGATAAGTTTATTAGTGATGAACAATACTTGAGATACATAAATCAAAGTGACCGCATCACAAAATCTATATCAGATGCCGCTGACGCTAAGCTCAAGCTTGCGTATTTGGCGGCCAGAACGCTTGGGTGGGGATTATTGGGCGGCAGCACATTTACAATCATAAAATCATTGTAAGGAGTAACCATGCCACTCAAACTAGGTTCAGGCAAAAAAACTATTAGCAAGAACATCCGCAAGATGATGCGTGAGGGTTATCCACAGAAGCAAGCCGTTGCTGCATCTTTATCCACGGCTCGTAAGTCGCAGAAGAAAGCTCGTCGGGCGTTAAGAAAGGTCAAGCGTGGCTAAGAAGCAAAAGGGGATAAATCCAGACTTAGAGGCTGCTGTCTCTAAGATGCTGAAAGAGGTAATGGCTGACCCAATGGCTAGTATTACGGACAAGACCAAGGTGATTGACCGCGCCTTGAAGCTGGAAGCCATCAAACTCAAGATGAGTGACGATGAATGGGGCGCTGGCTTTAATGTTGATGATGATGACGAATAGGATTAAACTATGGATATCTTTTTAAAAGGGGATATTCATGGACGGTATTGCTTTGGTTCGCCTAGCGTTAGGGGTCATCACAGACCGGCTTATCACGATTTTGGTTCTGATTTCGTGCAGCGTTATGTGCGGTTGGACGATGTGGGAACCAAGGTGGGAGAGGGTGACGGCTCTAGCGATATTTGTAATCTTCAGTTACCTTCTAGTCAAAGTCAAAGAAAGGACATCAAATGAACATGATTCCAAAGGTCAAGACAGTTAAGTGTCGGCTTCAAATCGGCACGGGTATTATCGAAGACCGGCTCTCGTCGCCGGGTGAATACCAATCGGGCAAGCTCCCTGCTGGCGGCTTCCAATCGGTCTGGAACTTCAAGATGGACCAGCCAAACGATTACTTCACTCGCAAGAACTCTCCGACATCGGGTGGCGGCAAGAAGGTGTACTGATATGGCAAACAACATTGCTTTTCAGGCGATGGGCAAGACGTACAAAGCCGCAGCCAACACCACAAGTCAAAGCATCAACATCTTGGCAGATATACCATGCAATCAAGTTTTGGTGGCAAGCCATGAAAACACAGCGGGAACCGGCAAGCCCGTGTACTTGGCTTTTGGCAATTCGACTGTGACTGCTACGGCTCCCGTTGCTGGCACACCTCAGTATTGCTATGTTGTGATTCCGGGTACGAGCCAAGTGTTTACTGTGCCAAAACAGTTCACTACTTCTGACGGCGTGTATGCTGCGTTTATCACCGAAACTGGCACGGCTGAGTGCTACATCACGCCGGGTGAGGGCTTGTGAGCTTAGACCCGTTATCTGCTGCGCTTGACCTTGGGAATACGCTCATTCAGCGTATTTTCCCAGACCCCGCTCAAGCTAATGCAGCCAAGCTGGAATTGATGAAATTGCAGCAAACCGGGGAATTGCAACAAATTACCGGTCAACTCGACATCAACAAAACTGAGGCGGCAAATCCGTCAATGTTTGTTTCTGGTTGGCGACCATCAATCGGATGGATTTGCTCGTCTGCGCTGGCGTATCAATACCTCTTTCGCCCAATTGCCACATGGATTGCTGTATGGTCAGGACACACATTGCCTCCCATTCCCGGACTTGATGACAACCTTTGGCAATTGCTGTTAGGAATGCTTGGTCTTGGTGGACTGAGAACTTTTGAAAAAATCAACGGCGTTGCATCCAAGTGAGTAATCGGTACATTCGAGACGTCGTAATTCCGGCAGCGCTACACATGCTGCCGGGTAGCATGGATTCTCCAGAAGCTCGTGCGATGTTGTTGGCAATCGGACTGCAAGAGTCAAAACTGACTTACCGGCGCCAAGTTGGCGGGCCAGCCCATGGCTTCTGGCAGTTCGAGCAAGGCGGTGGTGTGGTGGGTGTGCTTACCCACGCGGCTACCAAAGGCATCCTCGGCGGGGTGTTGGCCGATATGAACCAGCCCGCAACCTCGTCGGGGTGCTACGACGCCATCGTTGACAACGACATCTTGGCCTGTGTCTTCGCTCGCCTTCTGTTGTTCACGCTACCGGATAAGTTGCCAGCCAATACGCAGCCCGACGAAGGGTGGCGACAATATGTTGCAGCGTGGCGTCCCGGAGCACCCCGCCCTGAAACGTGGGCGGATAACTTCAACGCGGCATGGAACTTAATCCAAGGTACCACAATTGCCTAGAAAGAATGTCAAACTGTCTGTCGGTAGAGGCGAGAAGCTGTCTGTCAAGAAGGGCGCTGGACTGACCGCTAAAGGTCGCGCCAAGTACAACAAAGCCACCGGCAGCAAACTCAAAGCACCTACCAAGTCAGGGCCAAGACACAAAGCATTTTGCGCTAGGTCTAAGAGTTGGAAAGGCGAACGAGGCAAAGCTGCGCGTCGGCGTTGGGGCTGTCGTTAAAGTTTCTTGACTGCCAGTTGGTAGCCAAGCACCAGCAGTTCGCATTGTTCGCTGAACAGCGTCACAAACAAATCCACAGCCAGCTTAGGACGATGCAGTAGACCGGGCATATCTCGCCATAGGTAGTCATCAAACAGCATGACCCCGCCCTTCCTAAGCATACCGAAAGTCATGCAAGCATCGGTCATCACATCCGGCGCGGTGTGACTTCCGTCAACATAGATGAAGTCAAACTCCGCGCCACGCTCAATCAGCTTTGCCAACCCCTCGTATGAGGTCGCTTGAATCGCCTCAACCACTTGGTCAGCGACTTTTGCCTCATTCACATTGGCTTCAAAAGTCTGCCATAAGTTATTGAGTTGTAAGCCCATTTTGGCGTGTTCCTCGCTGCCTTGGAATGTGTCAATGCAAGTCAGCTTGCCATCAGGGTCAAGCGCGTTCTGAAGCAGCCAGCATGACGCTCTGCCTTCAAAGCAACCAATCTCAAGGAAGTCCTGCTTTTGCTGCAAAACTCGCATGATGACCTCAAAGGTCGGGATGTTGTGACTAAACCAATCTTGTGTGAAGTTCATGGTGATTGCAGCAGTTGCCCCTCAAATGCGTATGTGCCAATGTGAGCCAGTTGCGCCCAAGGTGCAGCCCAAACCTTGTAGCCCTGCTCACGCGCCTTCTTGCAGAAGTAATAGTCTTCGGACAGCAAGATGTTTGTTTCAGCTTCAATGCTGGTTGCAAAGTATTCGGTGATAGGGTCTTCCTTCATTTGCTGGCTTAAGTCCATCACGTTGTTGGTATAGGTCGGCAGCTTGTCTTTCATTCCTTCCAGCACCTCGCGCTTGATGAGCATGAAGCCTGTGCCGCCATTCCAGATTTCTACGGGCTGATTGATAGGCACAGTAATCTCTGGCTTGTAGTCCACCAAGTTCACCACGAAAGCCCCGGTATGATGCTTCAGTTGGTCTTGTGGAACATTGTTTGCCATTGCGTTGCGAACGGTCAGCCAGTTGATTTCCTTCTTTGGATAGATGCCGCAGAGGATGTCTCGGTCAGCTTCAATCATCGGGAAAATGTCCATAGGGTTGAACCGAATGTCAGCATCAATGAACATCATGTGTGTGGCATTGGTCTTCAAGAAAGCCAGCGTCAGCGCATTTCGTGCGCGTTGAATCAGCGACTCATTGAACATGAACGAAAAGCTCAAGTCCATGCCGCGCTCCTTGCAAGCTGTTTGTAGCTGCAAAATAGACTGCGTATAGAAGCCATAGCATTGACCGCCATACATCGGCGTTGCAATGAATAGGTGTGGTTTTTTGTCGCTCATGTTTTTCCTTTGTGTGTTGGTGGGGCTACCCGAAACCTCTGCCCCTCAAGGTTCCTAACCTGTCCTCAGAGGGACTCGCCTTCGGGTTGACGGGGGTCTTGCAATTCCTCAATGACCACATGGAGCAAACCGCCTTTGATTTGCGTTCCACGAATCATCTCAATGTGGTCAATCTGAAAGTCATCATCAAAGACACCGGCGTGTTCCAGCGCATCCAGTACCGCTTTTATGCGATTGTCTATGTCGATTTTTCGTTTATCCCTCGGTCTGAGAATTAGAGTGATTTTCAATTTCTTTTCCCCAAACTTAGGAATGTTGTTGTCGATGACGTATTGGATGACAGCTTCTCTAAACTCTCTCCCGTTTTTGCTGATGACTGTGCGCCCACGGAAGTTGCGCCAGTATGTGTTCATGCTTGGCGGGAAAGGTAAAGAGAAGCTGAAGTGCATCAAAACGGAATTTCTCCATCATCTATATTGCTGTTGGGCGTGACATCTTTGGGATAGCTCTGCTGCGTTTGCTTGTTCCAATTCGGGTCGCTTATCTTGATGCCGTAATAAATCCCGTATTGGCTTTCGTTCTCCCAAACGCCAAACTTGATGATTTCGCCTTTGTACATCATCTCACCATTCATATCAGGCTCGGTGTCCTTTTTCTTGTACTGGTTTTTGGTGATGCGGCCCTTCATTTCATAAGGGACGTATTTCTTTTTCTGTTCCATAAATGTCCTTTCGGTAGTGGTATCGGGCATACTCGCGCCCACCGTCCTTAACCATTTCTGTATGGATTGGGTGTCCTTCTTTTCTAAGCACTTCGACATGTGCTGCAAGCCGAAAACTGCCGTAGTGTTCAAGGGCATCCTTTGGAGTAAGTGACCCGACTTCCTGAAGGTGTTTCAGGATGTTTGCTCGTTGGGTTCCTAATCTGGTATGGACGGGGACGCTTCTGGCTTTGGGTGTTGGTTTACTCCCGCCTTGGCAAGCTCTGCACGAATCTTCATCTTTTGAAAGGTGTCAAAGCCCTCGGTCACCGGTTTGTTTGCTTCAGCCAAAGCCGTAACCTTCTCGGTTCGTTGCTCATCATTCAGCTTTCCGGATGCCATGATTCTCTTGAGGAGTACGCCATAGGCTTCAATCCAATCGTCTGCCGTTAGATGGCTGGAGTACACATTACCGTCTGGCTGAAGGATGTGATAGTCCCCCTTGGGCGCTTCGATTGCTTCAAGCGCCTCGGCTGCTGGCGCTACATCAGCCGGTGTGATGTCTCGCGGTGCGGCGATTGCCTCGGTAGGGTAGTCCATTGCTTCCTCGGCGGTAATCAGCCCCTTCAGCACATCAGGAAAGGCATCCCGCAGCGCAAAGCCACGCGCCCTCATCTGCATCATGCGCTTAGGGTATTGCGTCCACGGGCCTTGTTTGCCCCAAAGGTTTGCGCGTTTGGCATCCTCGACGCTGAATTTGGATGTGACCGGCTTGCGTCCCTTGCGCTTGGCAACGCAGACCGCTACGGGGTTTGGTGTGCCTTCATCCTCAAAAAATTCCTCAATGTCTTCGCAGACCGGTGAAGACTGCACCAGAGCCATTGCAGCATCACCGTACACGCTTGGCTTGCCGTTGATGACGCTGATGTTTTGCAGGGCTTGTAGCGGAGCTAGGCCAATCTCATAACCCCATTGCACAGCCACCAGAATGTCCTCTGGCTTGCCTTGGTACTGCTTTGGAACCATCTGAGACTTAGCCAGCATCTCGCTGAATTGGATTGCTTCGCCCATTGTTTGTGGTGCAAAGCCTTGTCTCAAAGTTAAATTGCTCATGTGAATTTCTCCATTAAGGTTAGGAATAAATCAATTGCAGAAGTGATTGCCATCATCCAGACTGCTACATCTAAATGGTGGATTCGGGTTTCGCTTCTTTTCTCTTGCCTTTCGGCGCTCGTCACGACTAGGTTTGTCATTCATACGTCCCTCGCCTTCATCATTTCGTCAGCGATTTGATAGGCTCTAACAGCCAGCATTTCGTGCAACAAAGACAATGGCGCAGACACATTACTGTCTTGACACAGCAGCCCCTTCATTACTTGCGCGGCGAAGTAGTCGCGCAGCGTCATGCCTGACTCTTGCCTTCCCGTATTGGGGTTATGCCCCGATGGAAATGCGTAAATAGTCGCGCTCATTCTTCCACCTTTCTACCGGGCTTTTTCTTTGCTGTGCCGTCTTTCTTGTAGCCGTGCGGCGCCTCATTTATTTCCTTAAGAGCATCAAGAATCTCAGCGACAACCTTGGCGTAGGCTTCAACGCGACCTGCCAAAATCTGCAAGTCTTTACGCAATTGTGCTATTTCTTTGTTTATCGTAAAAAACATGGCGCACCTCACTTAAATTTGTACTTTGGAGCTTTTCATGCGCTAGCTCCCAGTTGGTTGGCGATTCTTTCAATTGCTTCATCGCAGCTCGTGTTTAAGGCTATGGCAATCAGTCGTAAAGATTCGTCTATTATTTCATCATAAACTCCGGAGTCAGCGTCTTTGATTGCTTGAAGAGTAAATTGAGCGTCCTGTAAGGCTTCCAAATCTACTGTGTTAACGTTTCTGAGTGTGTCAATGTCATTTTGAAAAGAGTTCATATCTACCTCACTTGACTAAGAAACGGCGAGAGCCGGGGACTTCGCGGAAAAACTGCTTGTGAATGTCGGGCATGGCGGATTCAAACAGCTTGGCATCAAACCGCATGGATGGCCTGGTGTTCTTCCATGTGGCAAGCACAGAACCGTCCATTGATACAAGCTCAGAGTTCACGCCCATGAATGATTGAACCGCAACCTCAAGCTGCTCCTTTTTTTCCTCAAGCTGCTTGATTTGTTCCTTGACATACTTTAAGGCGCTGGCTGCTTGCTCAATCTGTGCTGGCGCGGTGATTGATGTGGGCGCGGAGACTGAATAAATCAGTTTCGTTTGCTCGGTAGTTTCAGGACTGAGTGGCTGCTTGGTCGCCACAGCTCCCCAGAATACCGCCATATCTTTGATGAGTTGCTCTTTCTGCGCCTCGCTGATTTGGAAGTCAAACACTTCAAAGTTTTGCCCCCCAAATAGTACAGCCAGCACAACCCGTTCGACATTGTGACAAGCCGCTTCGTGGACGAGTTGCGCCATGTCAGCCGCAGGAATGATGAGGGCTTCGGCATCAAACTTGTTGCGTACAGCAGCGTTGTAGTTTTTTGCTTCCACAAGTGTTTTACCGTCAGCAGAGATAAAGTCAAAGTGTGAGCGCATCCATGTTTCTTTGGGATGAGTGAGCGCATAGTCTGCATCCTTCAATTCAATGCCGAGTTTGTCTTGAGCGAGTCTGCCGATGAGTGGCTGCATGACATGACCCATTTGCACAGCTTCAACATCAGACAGGTCGGGAAGCTCTTTCAGACCTAGCTTCTCAAGCACAGCCTCATTGCCGCGCCCATTGGCTGCTTTACGGGAATCGCCAGACCACCACGCAGAGGCGCGTATTTCTGGCGCAAAGTCGTTTCTATCGTTTGCCATAGTGTTTTCTCCAGAGGTTAGGAAAGTTGTGCGGATTCGTATTCAAAACCGCCTTGGTCTTGTTCGCCTACATTCAGGTCGAACAATTTGCCATCAAGACCGCAAGGTTCGTGCGCCAAGCGCATGACCGCACAGAATTGATATTCGGGTTTGCCGGTGACGAGATTGATTTTCTCGCTGGCTTTGCATTGATACACCTCATTGGTGAGGTGCATTGACCATTTACAGTCAACGCATACAAGTGGTTTCATGAAATCCCCTTTCATTAGGTTAGGAAGTATAGAGACTATAACACGATTACAGATGGTTAGGAAGTAGAGGTTCTATATCACGATTACATTCTTTCTTCATGTGTTCTTCTCCTTGACCCATTCACGCGTCTCTGCTTCTGCGACGGCTTGGCGTAAGGCGTTTGCTGCATCGCTGGCCACCTTGTACGGGTATATGGTGACTATGTGGCCGCCGTCCTTTTTCCTGTTTTGAATCTTGGTTTCGGGATTTTCGTACTTGGCTAATTTTTCCAACGCCTCTAGCGCCTGTTTCATTGCTTCAATGCTCATGCTTACCCCCTTTCGTTTAGGCAATACAAGGTTCAACGTTAGGGATGATGAAAGAAACATCCTCTAATCGTCAGCCCTTGTGGACTGTGACTGTCGGAGCCTTACCTCATGACAGTCGCTTCTGCTTTATTTATCGTGCGATATTTATAACCGTCATCCCTGACGTATCTTTCATCAGCCTGTTAGCACGTTTATCGCTTGGGGAAGCACCCTAGCGCACCCGTTACCCCTTGATTGGTCTAGGTGAACCGCTTTTCTCCCTCGCCGCCACAGTCATGGGCGCTTGCTATCGTGAGGGGTACGGATGCAGAGGAAAGTGCAAAAAAAAACCGTTTACTGCTGCCCCCTGTGGAAACCCCCTGTTAATCGGCGGGGGAAGGAGCATGAGTAAACGGTCTTTATTTCTGTCGCTTTCCACGGCAACGATTCGGAAT